GTATTCAAAGACGACGAGAAAAGCCGGCGGATCGGCGGTTCCGGAACTATCGACGTCGATGCGGACGATCTCCGCCGGCGTCAAAATCTTATGCGTCCCGTCGAGCGGCCCGAGATCGTCAAACGCATTCGTCGGAAACGCCGTCGCTCCGTACGTCTTGGCAACGATTGTATTATCCGCGGCGTCCTTGATCGTGATCGTCAATTGATTTCCGGCGTCGATACCGACCGGTGTGCCTTGCGATAGAATTCCGACTGAGATCAATTCGACTGCAGTCGGCGAAAGAAAACATTCGAGATCGTCTATCGACGCCGATTGTGCGAGATCGTCTATTGCAAAATTCCACAATTGCGTAATCTTCGGCAGACAGAGAGACGGATTGATGAGAATCCTCGAATTATACGACGCGTTCTGGGCCATCTTAACGAATCCGATCAGAGAAGCGTTCTGCGGACGAACGTTCGTCACGCGACCGGCGACGGAATCGACGTAAACACAATCGCCGCAAGCGAAAGATATATCCGCTCCGTACGAATACGACGTATCGACGTCGATCCAGCCGAACCATCGAATCTTTCCTTCTTGACCGGCGGTGACGGCGTTCGGTGCGAATCCGATCGGCGGCAATTTTGAAAGATCGCTCGCGAGTGATTTATAGACCTTGCGGTCCACCGGATTCAAATACATTGCTTCTCCGCCGGCGACGGTATCTCCGAACGTGAACGTCAATTCGAGACCTTTATCGAGTTGCTCGAGCACGCCGGCGATCACCGCACCCCAATTAGACGATCCGCCTTCGAGCAATGCGAATTTTGCTTCTTCGGTATAGCTCGTTGCCATTTTATAATGCCTTTCCAATTTTGTTCGTTATAAAATACAGACATACACCGTGCAATTCAACCGTATCGACGATTGTATCGTTGCCGCCGGCTGATAATCTTGTCAATTTGCAATGCAAACACGCATCGGTTCCCGACGGAGAATCAAGTCCTGAAATGTCACTTAAAACTAATCCGTTAGCCACGGCCGACGCCGCTACCGTGATCGTATGAGTATCTTGTGGTCCGGCAACCGTACTTTCATTTGCGGCGGTCCAGAGATATTCGAGTTGCCATTCGCAATTTCCCGGGCCCGCTCCGTCAGCACTCCAACCTATAAAAATACTCGGAGAACCGGTGCGGTCCAATTTCTCAGGTATTCGCATGATAAATGATACGGATTCCTGATTTCCTTCGACAGCTTGATCGGCAAATTGCCACGCCGGAGTTTCAAGCACACCGTGTGGTATCTCAGTTGCCGGTTTCAGACCGGGAGCTTTTATTCCACCGGCCTGAATCCAGACGGCGTTATAAGTTCTCGCACTTCCGGTCATTGTTTGAACGCCGGTTGCAGAAAGTGCCGTGTAGTTGGTAGCCTGATCGCCGAATCTGCAAGCTCCGACCGTTTGAAATTTAGTAGCCGGAATCGCTGTACCGACGCCCATCGCGTCATCGACGATAGTTGCAACCAATCTGTCGGCACCATCGTAAAAACCAATCGGATCGGCGTAGAACCTAAATTCACGATATGCGGAAGCGTCTCTGTCATAGGCAAACATATAGCCGATAGGATCGATAAAATGATATTCGATTCCCTCGCCGGTTGCGGGGATATCTGAACCTATAATCCTGAATGCACCATCTACATCAAGTTGGCACGCCGGCGTCGTATTGACGCCGACCTTACCCGCAAAAATGGCAGTTGTAGCAGTTATAGAAAGTTGTGGTGTACCGCCGATTTCAAGCGTCAACGTTCCGGCCGCTCGATTGATGCTGCCGCATGTGACTTCTCCTATTCCGAGATTCAAGTTTGCAAATTGTGGCGTTGCAGCTATTGTTAAATCTTGCGGAGCAATTCTTAAATCCGTTCCGACGTCGTTCGTGAACCATAATTCGCACGGTGCAGCAGTCTTCGCCCATATCTGACCGTAAGCAGCAGTATCACCATCTGCATTTGCTTGCTCTTTCAACGTTATTGAACCTTCAACCGTAAGTTTTGTTTTGGCTGCACCGACACCTATACAGGTTTCACCAGTATCTAATATGCTAAAGCAAAAATTATCCGCTCCAAGTTTTCGTATTGCAAATGCACTTGCTGGCAATCCACCATAGCCACCTATTTTTCTTGTGACCTGCATCAATCGCCATCTTTCTGCTATTCCATCTCCATCTGCGTGAGCATTTTTTACATCAAAACCAGTATAAACCGTTGATAAGGATTCTACTAACAGGGGAGCGGCACTCGTAGGGTGATAAACATATAAATTCGCAAATTGTGGACTATCTATCGTTCGTATTCCTTGAATCGTATTCAACGTCACGAAATCTCCGCCGTCGGCGTATGCCAAAGACGTCCCCGTTCTTAAAACCCCGTCGCCGGCGGCCGCCCCAATATAATCGGCAACGGCACCGACATCTATTTTGACCTTTTCACCCGCTCCGGTACCGCCGATTTGGAAATCAGTTCCGGTATCGTCCGTGAACCATAATTCACATGGTGATGCATCCTTGACCCAGATTTGACCGTAACTCGCAAGGTCCGCTTCCGCCGCCGCTTGCTCTTTTAACATCAAAGAGCCGGAGATCGAAAATGCCGTATCGGTCATTCTCACCAAAGACGGATGATCTATCGTTCCGAACGTATATCCGGAAACCGTGATCCAGTTCGGCAAGAGAATTGTCCCAATCGGTTCTATTATCATATCGTCACGCTATATCAATTCGTGCATTCCGACTCGCGGATACCAAAATTCCAATTGCGGTGATTTCAATATCGATCGGATCATTTCCGTCGCGATCCGCATTGAGAATCGTAATCCGGAAATTGTCCGCATAATATCCCATCAGATCATAAAGTGTGGATGAAATTTCCGTTCCGTCTATTTGCAACAAGCGGATGCGAATCTTTTCAATCGCGGAATCCTTTTCAAATTCGCCCCACGCTACATCGTTCCAACCGCCAAAGTTCCAACCGGACATGCGATTTCCGAAATAGAAATCGACTTCGGCCGGATACCCGGAAATATCTGTGAATCCTTCACGTCCGACGTTCCGGATCAATGAAACCGGGGCCGGTTTCTGATATTCACCTTGAATCGTGTGTGCGATACCGGTAACGTCTTCGAGCAATTGAATCGAATCGCCTATGAAGGTCAGCATTTTGTAATACATCAGTCGGCCAACATCTTCTTTTTCAAATGCATACGTGAAATCCACATCGAGCGTGTAGAATTCTTCACCGATTTCGTGTGCAACCGGTTCGGTATTGAAAAGACCGCGAATCAATTCGCGTAATTCATACGTCGTTCCGGAAATCAACGTCGCGGTCTTGTACGCTATGATCTCGTTTCCGATTTTCGCGAGCTTCTTATTATTGAAGAATTCCAATTCGGTTCCGGATTCAATCGCGAGATACGGATCGAGCGTTACGCGAATCGTTTCGTCGTATTTCCACACGACGGCGGTATGCGACGGCAATTTTGTATCGATTGTCCCGTGTGCATTTCCGCTTGCAACCGAATCCAGTCCGACTCTTCCGATCAGTTCATAGGTAACATCATCGTATGATCGATAAATAAACCAGCCACTCGCCGCTTCGGATTGCGGAATGATCGAGATGTGTAACAGCCGATTCGCGACGTCTTCGCGAAACGCGAGCAGCGGAGAGATCAACGTCTCCGCCGCCGCTTCGGTATGCTTGCTCGTCGCCGATTCGTAGGCAATATCCGGATAGAGATATGCGTCGTCTTCTCTCGCTTCGACCGCGAGGAATTGACCGTTCTCGTCTTCCTCAATTGAAACGATCCGGACTTTTTTATCAATAACAATATCGCCGTCGTTGATCGTCAAAACGTCACCGGGCGAAATGAACCGATCTTGATGCCCGAGCCGGAACGTATAATCCGAGAATCGATACAACGAATCGTAGAGATAACGCCATACGAGATGTGTCGCAAGGCTCTCTTTCGTGATTCCGTCAAGACCGAGGGTTCGCTTTCGCGTTTGTCCCGTGATCCGCTGATCGACGTGATCGTTCGCGACCACGAAATTAACATTGTACAATTTGTCACGATTCATCCAACCGATTTTGATATGATTCGCGGTATCTTTCGGATCCCGTTTCGAGACGTTGATCGGCGGTTCCGGTTCTTCGTCTTCGGTTTCATCGATTACGAAATTATCTCTGGTCAAGGATCCGACGGAACTTTCGTCCCGGAAAACGCCGAGGGAATAAAGACCTTCGGTTTGCGTCAAAAATCCGAAGAAATGTGAATTGATATGATCGATCCAATCTTTAATCGGCCGTGACCGGTTCAAGAGAAACGAAAAGAAGTATTGATGCTGACTGCAATAATCCGCGACATCTTGAAACGATTCAATATCGATCTCGGACACCGGGATTCCGGCCCCGTATCTCGTATTCGTGAGAAGATCATAAATCACCCAGGCCGGATTGACGTCTTTATTCGATAAAGATGCACAGCGATCAATTACGGAAATATCCTGTTGAGCAGCTCCGCCGGCCCGATAATCGACACCCGGCCACGTCGTATGGTGAACGCCGTCGAATGTATATCGATGTAGCGGTGACGCGATTGAATCTTCCGTTCTTCTTTCGCCGCCGAGATAAACGAATCCGCCCGAGACGAAAAGACAATTGACCCGCGTTGATGGTACTGTAATTACACCCCAAATTTCAAATAATTGTGAAGCCCAAGGATGACTGACATTGTTCCAAGAATCTAATATCTCATATATAGCACGGGTATATCCACCGGGGTCCACTTCTAACCAACTTAGATAATTACCCCATCCCCAGTCAGCTTGAACTGGTTCTACGGTTACACAATATTTTTCTCCTGATGTGATAGCTGCAACTGAAATAGCTACGGTTGTCCATGCACCAGCGGCATTAGTTGTAACACCAGAAACATCAATAGTTGTTTCACCTAAAGGAGCTCCAATAGGTAAATCATTAAGACCACCTCCAGCATAAACTTTCACACTAACCGAACCAATCGTCCCTTCTCGAAACCACTTAAATTTGATAGATGTTATCGAATGACTCACTGTTGGATTATATTTGAATCCTCGACCACCATTGCTTTTTCTCAAATGAACATGACTATTTTCACCAGAATTATATGCTTCTATCAAAGCCATTATAAATCTTCCAACCAAAGTCTATACGGTAAACGAATATATGATCTTGCCGTCCGGATCGTAAATTTCAACGTAACAAATCCCATCGTTCAGCACGCCGGTCGGACTGACGTAATATGACGCGGCGAATAAATATCGCGTTTCGTCGGCAACCAAAGAACCGTGACGCGTTTGCGTCGCGTGTACCGGACGTCTGTAATTTCCGGCCATTCCGTTACCATCTTCACCCCAGGACGTATCGCGAAAACCGGCCTCGTTCAATTTCGTAATCGAATATCGACGACCGCTTATCAACGTTTCGTAGTGATGAAAAATGATTTCTTCGGTTCCGCGTACTCGCACGATTGAATAGGTATTCGGACCGCCGCCGACCCAATGATCGCCTTGCATAAAACGTCCGCTCGTTGACCACGTCGTATCATACGATCCGTCTGATGTTTTCAATTTGATCACGTTATAATCCGTCGTCGAAGACGATACCCCGCCGAGTGCCGTCAAATCGCACGCAATGTAAATACGGTCCTGTTCTTCCGATAAGACCGCCGCGTGTGATTGCTCCGGATATAATCGGGCCGCAAGCGTGTATCCATGGATCCAGCGAATTTTTCCGTCCGGATCGAGAGAAAAGACCGAATTTATTCCGGCCGAAAGATTCACTCCGCCGTAAAGATTTCCGGCCTTGTCTTCAATCAACCATCCGAGCATCGTTCCGAGAACCCATTTATAACCGCCTTGACCCCACGATTTATCGAGTATTCCGGCGTCGGTCAATTTCGCAATTTTCTTCCACGAACGATTTGCGAAATTCGGAATCGTGAAGATATTTCCGGATCCATCGTCATAAACCTCGTTCGCGGCACCGAACGGCCCGGATATATGTTTCAACCAAACCAAACCGTAGTTCGTCGCCGGTTTGTAGTAAATATCTTCGACCGTAAAAACACCGGCACCGATTGAGCCGGTCACGGTATCGCCGATTGCAACGGTTCCGACTACGTTCGTCATTGATCCGGCGTAATAGCCGTCAACTATATTCGGATGTCCTTGCACCACGTAAACCGAACCGTCAATATCGGATTCGCAGATAGCGTTCGTTCCGCCGGCCGGTGACGATTCAATCTTGAAAATACCGTCCGTCGCGAACCTATCGTCGAGCATACCGTTCGGAAGACATTTCGCGGCGGTATATGACCCCGCACCGATAACGTCGCATCCCGTGAACATGGTAATGAGTCCGGCTTGAACCTCGAACGTGAAATTCGGTAACTGCTGAGAATTTCCCAGTTCATAAGACTCGAAATATGCACAGAGAACATTTTCATATTCGCCGTAATCTTCATCAACGATCAGCGGGATCCCTGAATTATTGAGACCGTTATAAATCGACGCCGCCTCGATTGAGATTTTGGTTTTGCCTTCCCAGATACGCATTACATTACCCGGTCCTTCACAGATCGCGATCAAGAAGGATCGGCGGTACCTGATTTCTTCCGTTTTTCCGCCGCCGCCGCCGCCGGCTTTTCCGCCCGCCGCCTTATGAACGATCACGTATGAATCAAGATCGCCGAGCCAGATGATATTTCCGGCAACCTTTCGCGTTCCGTAAATGATCGGAACCGGCATACCACGCGAGGAAGATTGAACCGGATATTCGGCCATTTGCGGCATCTTATGAGAATCCGATTTCTGAGGAAAGAGCATCGATCCGAGCATACCGCCGGCCATCCAGCCGATCCCCATTGCCAATTGAGAACCGGCGAATGCCATTCCGGCAATCTTCGCCCCGGCCATCGACATCACCATCGGTATAGCGACTGCCATTTCAGATCGACCTCAATTTTTCTAAACTCAATCGATACGTTTTGACCCAGCGGTTTCCCCATTTCGGACCGCGAAGCAAATCATATTTCACCATCTTCGCGGTCAAGAACGCGTGCAAGATCAGATCGGTCGGCATTACGATTGCACAATGAGATAAGCATCGACCGAATCGGATCAAGATCAGGTCGCCTGGCTCGGTCTGATGTTTCGGGATCTCATCGGCGATCTTGACGATTTCGTCCTCGATATAATTGCCAGCTCCACCGTGAAGGTTCCAATCAGACGGATATTGACGCAATCTATAATCGGTCATATATCCGAGCTCGCTGAGGATCGCGATAATCAATCCGGTGCAATCAACGCCGCGACGAGTCGTTCCGCGGTGAAGATACGGCGTTCGTACCCAATTCGCGGCTTCTGAAACGAATTTTTCGCTCAAATCACTCATTTGCCTTCAGAGGCCCCACGTTCGCCTGTGTTCGATTCAAATTCCTTGCGTCGTATTGGTCGGCCCGACGACCGTGCGTCGAGAATAGCCCTATCGTCGTCAATACCTACGCGATTCTAACGGCTTGACCGTCCAAACGGATCGGTTTGATCACATAATAGTCTCCTCAATCTTCGGAATGTACGGAAATCCGGAGAAATTCACCTTATTGTCGAATCGGTTATCGCAGGTCTCCGGACGCAGATCGCAGCCCGGATATATCTCGAACGTCTCGTTGTTCAAGACATCATACGGAAGACCCCAAGCAAGATGAATCACGTCGCCGTCCGTCGCACGGACCATCCGGCGTTGACCGTTATTATTGCCGCTCGTCATTTTGATTTCGCCGAGCTCATAAAACGTCGTATCTTCGGCCGGCGTTCCGTTGACCGTGACGGTATCGACGCCGGCGGTCAGAACTTCGTTATTGATGAAATCCGGAAGAACCAATTCGTTATACCAGATCGTACCGGTCGTCGCGGTCAGATAAACGATTTGAACAACGTTAGCATTTCCGCCTCCGATGCCGCCGACTATCGTATCGCCAATTGAAATCGGATTCAATGAATGTCCGGCGTCGAACGCGACTGACCGGACCGGCATATCCGAATCGATCACGGTCAACCGATTCGCCGAATCAGCCGACGCCGCTCCGATATAAACGTACGTCGCCCGCGTCAAACCGCATTCGCAATCGAATAACGTACAATTACACGGATCCTGATATGAGCGACGTGGAACTTGCAACGTCAACGCATCAATCGTCGAAACGCACGTCAACGTCATTTGCTTTCGATTATAATTCGCCTGCGGCCGTCCGATGAATAACGTCGATTCGAGACCGGCTCGATACGTCTCGTCCCAGAAGACTTGCTTGATCGTAATCATTGACGCCTCGAGTATATTTCCTTCAAGCACGTTTCTCAATTGACTTGAGATATTCGCGAGAGAAATATCACAGGTCGTCGCTTCGAGATTCGATTCACGTCGGATCGGACCGCGTTCGATACCGGGACAGGAAAGATACGTTTGAGACGGCGTACCCCAGATAAGATCGTCGTTATGATTCGTATAGTAATGCGTAATTCCGTTCGCAAGAGCGATCTCAAAGATTTCGGCCATCCGGACGTTGCATTGAGAGGCAAGATATTCACGGCTGTAAATCAATTCGGCATCGGCCGTGAACGTCTTCGTATGTCGAACAATCAATTGACCGTCCGCCGTAAACGTCTTCGTAAGGACTAATAGAGCGTCCGCCGTGAACGTCTTAGAAAGTATCAATAAAGCGTCGGCGGTGAAGGTCTTTAATGGCATTCTTCATCCTCGCGAAAATTGATCGGATAAAACCACTCGTCATTTTCGTCGAAACCGTCGCGATAATGTTCTTTCCCGTTATTGAAAATCCCGACGAGTTCAATCGGCGTTCCGATCATCCACAGGATCGAAATGATTTGATTTGCACATTTCCGAACACGCCTGCGATAGAAGAACGGTTCATCTTTTGAACACGCAATTGACGCGAGAACGGAACCGTCTTTATTGCAGAGAGAAATCGTTGCGATCGTTTCGCGATTCAGATTCTCATATTTGCATTGATTCTCTGTCTGCGTCGTCTCGTCTTCGTGGGTGACTCGCCAATGTAAATCAAATTTCGTCATATTGAAACGTCAACGTCTCGTCCGCGAGATTGCCGGCGGACGCGGCGTTCGTGACTTCCAATTGTAAAATGAGAAAATTCGTCGTTTCGCCGATCGCATTGATGATATTTCCGGCTTCGGAGATTGACGGACCGGCAAGCGGGGCCCCGGCGTCATATCCGAACGCGTCGGCGACGCCGGCGACGCCGGAATGATCGGTCAGCATTGCATTATTGACGTCGGCAACTTCATATCCTGCATCCGATCCGGAATTTTTCTCCGGAAACGACGTTGAAACACGCAGCGTTATTCCGGCCCCGAATCCGCCGCCGTCGGTATAGAATCTCACGTTATCAACCGACGTGACCGGTGCAGCCGAGCATCGCAGATAAATCTGCTTCCACCGCGAATACGTCGTTCCGGCCCCCGGAATCGGGATCGCAGCAACCGCATCAATCTGTGCATCGTCAGCCTGTTTGAATCGTATGTTCGGCGGTCCGAGACCGTCGGTATTCTGATTCGTCCCGGGTGTTCCGTCAACACCGCCGAAATCGAAATATACGTTTACGGTTGCGGCCATTATGATTCTCCTTTAGCAATTCAGAACTTCGTGTATATGAACGCCGCGAGCACGCCAGATATTCGGATGCGGTTGAAGATCAACGTGTTCGTCGACTGCAAAGATTACTCGGAAATAGAATTGAAACGTACACGTCAAGATTCCGGCCGACGGTTCATTACCACCAGACCACGTCATAATCCCGGTCGTATCGTCTAACGTATATTCGTTCGCACCGGGGCCGGCGGGAACTTCCGTCTGTGCTCCGTCAACGTTATGCGTTACCACCGGGGCGAAGGTACCGCCCGGAACGATGTCCTTTTTATTTTCGTCCCATTCTTCCGTTTCGCCCGGATAATAGGTTTGAACCAATTGATATGCCACCGTCGTTCCGTCCGTCGTGATCGTGATCGCCGTCGCTTGATAATCTTCGCGGTCGGTATAGAGAAAAGACCGGTATCGACCGGCGGCACGTTGAAAGACTTCGATCAATGCGTCTCTCGCACCTTGATCCATTATATCGTAATTGAGCCACCAATGACGAATCGGTCTTGAAAGAATCTGATTTCTCTGTTCTTTCCGCGAATCGTACATAACGCGTTCGGTGACCCATTGAAAGGATTTCCGCAGCGGATGAACTTCATCGAATCCGGTAAACGCGGCCGCGGCTAATACGTCGTTCAATACGATATTCATTCTGTACCCCCCCGTCGGCTCGGATGATTTTCAGTCTGCGATCTTTGCAGCATCGACGCGATCATTCGGCGATTCTTTCTGAGAAACTTGAACGTATCCTGCGAATCGATTGTTTTGACGATAATCGTCGGTCCGCGTTCACCTTCACCGCCGGCGGGCCCGCCGCCGCCGCCTTCTCCGGCTTGCCGCATAAGATCAACGATTGATTTCGGAACGACCAATTCGCCTGGCGTCAACATTGCCGGGACCGTATCGGAACCACGTGGACGAAAACCGCGTGC